ACTATAACGTGTCCACAGTGTACCGGTCAAAGGATTTTCAAGTGTTCCACTCGTAACAACAAGAACTGTATATCCGGGATATTCTGTGTTATATTGTTGGTATTCGTTTCCTGTTACACCTGAAACTATTGAGTCAAACATTTCACCTTCATCATCAACCACATTTATATTCGATATTGCCAATCCATCACCATCATATGTGATTGGTAATAATAGATACTTATCCGATGAATCATCAGTAGTACCCGTTAGGTTATATGCGTATGTCATTCCCTGTAAAGGTTGTACTGTAACTCCCGTATAAGAAAAAGATTGGTTATCAAGTGTAGATGTATTATATGCTCCGAATCCTGTTCCTTTTTTATCCCATAAGAAAAATGGTACTGGTTGTGACGATTCAGTTAATCTACCTTGAACTTGTGTAACACCATCATTTGCAATGTGTGATGGTTCATTTAAACACAATCTAATTCTTTCGCCATCCTCATCTAAATCTAAAGTGATTGGTAAAGGTCCCCACACACTACTTTTTTTGAAAATGTCAGGATAGATTTCAGGGTCTAGTATTTGATAACTGTAACCAATGTATTTTGGGTTTTGTAAATCAAATCCTTCAATACCTACTTCATTGTTAATTGAAATTAGTTGTAAGATATCTCCATCTAAAATTTTATGTCCTGTCCCCGCATAAGGGTATCCATTATTATCAAAAAAATTGTTAAAATCAAAAGTATATGGACCAACATCTAATCTATAGTTAATTGCTAATCCCAATAATTCACCAAAATCTTTATACGTTGTAGGTCCGATGTTTCTTGAAACAGAACAGTTAGGGTCTAAATTAGGGTCAACACAAATCTCTTTAATAAACTCATCTCTTGGTCCTAAATCGACAAAAGTTGTTGGTCTATTTAATCTTCTATTAGTGTTGTATGTTGTTGTGCCCCACACATTTGTAACATCATTGTATGGTGCGGATTTATAATAAAAAATATCTTCTTGTGCACCTGTTTTTATATTGGTTTGGGTCACCTTTGTTACAACATCACCACAATATTTTCTTCTTTTAATTTCAAATGGAGGAAAGTATAATGAGCCGGACAACCAATTATCAATAAAAGAATAATTTACTGCACCTCCACAAAACATCTTGGCAACCTTTCTTCTTTTTCTATATTCTCTCATTATTCTTACAATTCTTCCCGTTGTTAACGTACCAGGTATCATTGCGAATATTCCATTTTTAAATTCAGATTGCCCAGATGGTGTTAACGGTAAATAAGTTTCTCCTTCATAATTTAATGGTAATGGATAATTACCAGTATCTGATATTAATGTTGCTTGTACATTCATACCTGGAGTATATGTTGGGGTTCCATTAATTGACGGGGATGAGGGAGTTCTTCCTGTGTTTGTATAATATAGTTGTACTATTGATTCGTCATACGGTACATCGAAAAGTTCACATCCCTCTTCTAATTCTTCCAACGACTCTGTCGTTCCGATGTATGCACTTTTCTGTCTAATATAAACATTATACACTTGTGAATCGGGAAATATCTGTCCTGGGTCTAAAAATGTAATTGTTGCTCCTGAAACAAATTTTGTACTTGCATCCAAAGTATAACCTTCAGTATCGTTACTAATGTAATATTCTGTTTGGTTATTAAAAAAGTACACGGCAGTTGGTGCAGTTGCACCAGTACATACAGTTGGGTCCGCAACTGCAAATGAAATACTATTAACTGTTAATGTTCTTGAGGTTTCACTAGAAGAACCCACAATTTGAGCGGTCCCCACAATGCAATAATCCGAAACATCTCCAGCCCTACCGCCTGTCGTACCGTATTCATTTTCTCTATTACATTCAAGACAAGTCGGATATTCAATCAAGTATAAATCTCTTTGTCCGCCATCTTGTATACTATATGCAAATTTTCGTACTGTTCTACTTAATTTTTTGATTGGGGAGAAATCAACCGCGTTAGCAAATCTGTGAAAAATTTTAGCCACGGTATTACTAAAAATCAAAGCGGTACTAACACCTAATTGTTCAAGAAACAATAGAACATCCGCAATTAATAATGTAAATGTAAAATTTCTAAACCCATAATTTACGGGCGGAGTAACTGCAATATCATTACACTCATTTTGTTCATTTGGAACTAAATCTTTAATTCCAACAAACTTACTTCCAACTATTCTGTTACTTGATAATCCCGATGTTCTATATTGTGCACTATGAAATGATGACACAGTATAAACTTTATTATAATTAAAACGATAAAAATAATCTTGCGGGACATAAAATCCATCAACTTTATTTAGTATTAGACTATGAGCAAGTAAAGGATAGTCTTTATAATTTAATGACCAAGCATATGATTGGCTTTGTGGTTGGTTGAGGTAATTTGGGTATTCTCTAATGTTTGGAGCTAAGTAACTTGCTGTTGGTGTGTCCAATAATGAAAATCTAAAACGATAACAAGCTGATGTTGGGATTCCTTTGTTTGGGTCATTTGTATATTCATTCTCACCGAACTCATTTGTGTAAAGAAAATCCATATTCATTGGAATTGGGATGATAAATGAACCATCTTCAGGAATGTCTTCGTTTGTTTCGTACAATTCTAAGATTGGTCTGTCATCTGCGTCATATTCTGCCTTAAATCTAATGGCCTCAATCTTACCTTTTTTTGTTTTAAGGTCACATTTTCTCCCCATATTTTGAGGAACACTACAGTTTCTATTGATTACCTTTTTACCTTCTTCAGTATATGTTCCGCCAATAATATAAGCTTTTGGTTCTATCTTAACTCCTTGGTCTGATAAATCAAAGTCAGTTCTTGTAATTCCAATTTCACATAAATCTTCGTTACCCCAAAATGGGTATACCTCAATTGTTTTACTAAATGTTTTAATACAATTGTCTGTTGTCCTAACGGTACTCCCCAAATCATAAAATCTCCCGCATCGTTAGTTCTTACGGTGTACTTATAATATTTTTCGAAAACCTCTAAAACCTCTTCTCTGTTAAGAATATCTGATTGGTCAGGGAATGTACCCGTGGCGGCGTGTCCACTGTGTTGTCTTCTAGCCGGTAATAGATTATATCTAAAACCATCTTCGTCTTTTTCGGTTAGGTCTGTGTAAGGGTATAATGCAGAAATTATCGGGTCATCAGAATCATCATCATCCAATGGAATGAATATAGATACTCTTGCATTTGGAACGCCGAATCCGTTATTTACTGTTAGTCTACCACAAACAACACCATAATCGGCGCAAAGGGATGTATAAACGTCTCTTTGAGACATTTTTAAAGATAAGACCTCAAGTAAATCAAAGTCTTGTTTTATTTCAAATTTGATATACTGGTCTTCACCTATGTTTGTGTAAATTCTATGCTTTTGTATCATCTTATAATAAATAGAAACTCTATCAATTTCTTATAAGATAACTAAAAAACAATTTAGTATGTAGTCGAAGTTGGAGTTTTTACCCTCACTTTAATATCTGTTTGAGGGAATCTGATTTGACAGATTTGATTTGACTTCATATATATGGTTGAATCTGATTGTAGAATCTCTTTACTGATGTTGTCTTTGTATGTTTGTGATACTTCAGCTGAAGAATATTTTCCTCCGATTTTGTTAAAAATTCTAACATCTACAACGTTTATCACACCACTAACATTACCTATTTCTTTTTTCAAGTCACCAACAAATAACGGGTCTCCCATTTTTCTTTTGTCTATTGAGAAGAAATCTGTTACGGTTTTTACTGTTTCTTTAAGAACGTCACTTTGACTTTCATTTTTGTTAACTACCAAATCAATTTCTAAACCTAAGTCAATAACTTCACCACTTTCAATATCCAGATAATCATTTAACATTCTAAATTTAGATAGGTAATTTAAAACATTTTGTTTCAAAGTATTGGATACTATGTCGGTCAAATTACCTTCATCATCGTAAGATAATAATTTGATTTTTACTTTATTATCCTCTTCCATAACACTAACCTTGGCTGGAGCACCATAAGTTGACGGCATTGTCTCAATTAACGATTTATAGTCATTGAGTGTAACTGCTCTGTTTTGTGCCGCAAAGTTATATGCTATCATTCCTCTAATTTCTTCGATTGTTGGAGAATCGGCTCCACCAACCGCAGGTGTAATGTTTGTTACACTTAAGGATTGTGATACTTGGTCGTTAATTGAACTATTAGGTCCGTTTAATGCAAAATCAATCGTATCTATCGATGAAATCACGTTTACCCCTAAATTGGTGTCTTTACCCCCACCAACTCTATATTTGATGAACAAGGTGGTACCAGGTTTTGGAATTGTGCCTAACGATACGTTATTCAAGAAAGTTGATATGTTAACCTTCATTGTTCCGTTCATATAGTTGTCCAAATTATCCATTGGGTCTACATTACCTGAACCAAAAGTTATATGGAAATATCCTTCGGGTGTGTATTCTGATATAAATTTATTATCAACTCTTACATAATCTCCCGACGTAAAATTGTCTCTATCTGATACTGTTGTTGGGTCTTCAATAAAAACTCTATCTTCCATTAATGACTTCACTTCGTACCATTTATTGTCACCATTAAATTCATCGTATGTAGGGTTCGATATGAAGTTAGTACCTGATTTGTGAATCATTCCGACAACACCTAATACATTTCTTTCGGGTAAAAATATTTTAAAAAATGGTTTTTGGTCAATTTCATTAATTACCCTTCTGTATATTTTTGTTGTTCCATTTACCACAGCTTCTCTTTTTGTTATGGTATATGAAACTAATTTGTTG